TGCTGTTTCCCATCGGGTATAAGCAATGTCTACAGTCAATTCTACAATTGTATTTTGATTTGCATCTGCTAATGCAATAGATGAAATTGACTTAGGAAATGCTTGTAATAATTTTACTTTATATATTTCATTGTCTCTAAGAAATTCTCTTTCAGCACTTTTTGCCAATTGAGAAATTGTAATATCACGGGCATACTCACTTTTATATGCAACACTAAAGCTAGTATCGGCATTACCAATAATACTATTCTGCCAAATATAAAAGTATGAAAATGCAGAATAATCTTGATCTAATCTAAATGTCATTTGAACTTCATCTTCAACAAATGCATAAGGCATAGCTTGTGTAACCATACCAATAGTTCTGTCAACTGTTGTGATTTGACGACCGGGCATGTTTACACCTGTACACATCATAGAAACACGTCTAGTAGGGTCTACATCAAATCTCGGTCCTAAAGACAATCCCAATTTTTTTGCTGTATCAAAAATAGGAATAGCTGCATTCATATCAATTCCTGCATATTGCAATGCGGCATCAACTAATGACATACCATCTGGACCTAACACTTTCTGCCCAATATTATAAGCTACACTCCCAAGATCAATTCTAAGAGGTTCTGCACCTGTTAAAACATCCAAAATACTAGAAGGATTTGTAACCAAGGAGTTGAGTGGAGGTAACTGCACTTCAAATCTGTCAGCAAGTGCAAATCCATTATTAATATTTGCTTTTAATGTGTCTATTGATGCGACCATTAGGCTCTCATCTTTCTTCTAGAGTCTTTGTATACTTCACTGCTACTCGCCTTTTCAAAGTCTGCTGTAGGTAAGAACGTAGCAATCTCCCATTCGGGTGCTGGCACTAAGGCAAGTCTAGAACGCACATGAGAACTTAGGTATCTCTTTAAACAAGGTCTAAATGCTTTCAACCTAGATGCACGTTTTAACATATCATAGGACAACCTGAAACGAGTAGATTCATCATATCTTTCATTATTTATAGTGCCAAGCAGTGCATCTAAGAATTTTGCTCTAACATCAAGTGGTAAATAGTGTAAATTCAGTCCCATAAAACCTCTAGGTGCTGGACCTACCATAATGATAAGAGGAAATCTATCGTAATATGGCAGTGTGTCTTTGGTCTTTGGGTCGTAGAAGTACATATACATTCTACCGACAGCAGGACGACTACGCAGTTCAATAGGTTCTTCTTTCATCAGTTTACTTCTACTGACATTCAAGTTCTTTGCCTTGTTCATAAACCATGCACGGGACTCTTTACTTCTAGGAGTAATCCCTTTACGAAAGGCTTCAAACTCTAGTTTCTGAAATAGTCCTGCCATTTAAACTTTCATTCCCATTTGCTTTAGTGTGTGTTCTGTCCATATCTGAAAGTGCCATCCTCTATCTAGGCAATACTCATTAGCTGCTTGCCACTTGCATTGGTTCTTGACATACTCTAATGATTCAGATATAAATCGTTTTGTTCTGCGTTTACTCTTTGGTGGTTTGGTTTGCTTATCTGGTTTAATCTCTACCAGAATAGTTCTACCGTCCTTCATATTTAGTTTCAAATCAACAAAATACCGATGATATTTGTTATCAACTGCACTAATATAAGGTATCACAGTTTCTTCTGAAGACCATGATTTAATATCAGATTGGTCTTCAACCCATTTGAACGCAAATTTTTCCCAATAAGAACGATAAATAACTTGTGTATGGTCACCATCGTATTTCTCAGGTTTCTTAATCTTGTATTTACCTTTGTAAGTTTTCATAACACCATATAAATAAGTATAAACTATTTAAATATTTATAGGACCACTAATGGCTGGATTAAAATTTCCCATTGAACAAGATGAAAAATACAAAGCCCAAGTGCGGTTTATGGCAAAGGGGTCGGGTGGATCATTTGGGGGTATTGCTAATCTGTATTTCCCAGAAGCAGTAAGTTTTGCAGATGGGTTGGTATATGATAATGCCAACTTAGGTATTGCTGGTGAAATTGCTAGAAGAGCGTCGGGCGGATATTCTGATTTCGCCAGTGATCTCATCGGACAGAATATTGCTAAACTTGCCGCTAGTTCAGCTGCTAAAGTTGCCGAAGGCGCAACTTCTGCAATGGATACTTTAGGTAACACGCAAAATCTAAAAAATTTGGTAACAGGTAATAACCCAATGGCCAATCAAATGTTTAGTTTGGGTGTGCAGGGAATGGGCGGCGAAATAGGTGCTGGTGTCGCAGCCGGAACAGGAGTGACAGCAAATCCACACAAGCGGTCTATTTTCAGAGATATTGCTTTAAGAACATTTACATTTTCATTTTTAATGAGCCCACAAAGCGAAACTGAAAGTCAGGCGATTGAGGATATTGTAGACTTTTTTAGAGAGAATGCCTATCCAGATAAAATTCTTGGTGGATTTGGATATAAATTCCCAACAAAGTTCTATATCTCATTCTTCTATGGTGGTAGAAAGATGTCACAGGCGCCTAAAATTCTACCAAGTTATCTGACAAGTGTAAACACTACATTAAACCCAAGGTCTTCTTCTTTCTTCAAAGATGGTAAGGCGAATGAAGTTCAACTTACAATGTCTTTCCAAGAAGAAAGAGCATTAGACAAAGATGATATTAAGGGTGGATACTAATGTCATATTTTAAGAATTATCCAACTATCAATTATCGGTTTGGTGATGAAACCACATCTACTCAATTTCAAGACATTGGTGCATATATTGACTTGATTGACAGAGTGAAAGATGATATCTCTTACTATGAAGAATATAATCTCAGAGACGGAGATAGACCAGATCAGGTTTCTAATTATCTCTATGGTTCCCCAGATTATCATTGGACATTCTATCTGCTTAATGATGAACTAAAGAGAAGAGGTTGGCCACTAACTCGGTCTAGAATTAGTGATAAGGCAAAGGAAGAATATCCAAATATTGCTTTTACAACTAGAGCAAACCTTTCAGAACAATTCTTAACAGGTAGTAATATTGAAGGGCAGACTTCTGGTGTTACAGGTAAAATCCTCAGAAGAAGACCTGATATGGGTCAGATTATTGTTGAAAAAACTCCAACAAATGAAACATTTACAGGCACACCAGATACGAATAGTGATATAGATATTGAATTATCTACTAATCATACTTTTGTAAATAGTAGTGATTGGGTTGTTACTAATACTACTACAAATACTGTTGTAACAAATCACACAATTCTTATTTCAGAAGATAAAACAGAAGCAACTATTAGTAATCTTTCATTTGGATTTCAATATTCAATTGTAACAAAAATCTTAACAGATGCTAATTTTATTAATGGTGAAACAATTCTTACTACAGAAGATGAAGTAGATAAAAATATTGTTATTGATAAAGTAGTAGATGAATATAATGCAAAACATCACTATGAAGGTTCTGATGGTAACTATGTAGATATTGCACCACAGGCGCCATTCATTCAAAGAGTATCCTATGAAATTACTTGGACAGGAAATACATCTGTTTTAGCAGCAGAATTCTATAGTAATCCTTTATCTACAGAACTGACAGGTGATAAATTTGTTATTAACCAGATTAATATTTCTAACCTAAGTTCTATTTACACAAACTTTAGTTTGGATGAAGTTACAACTCAGTCTGTATTAGGCAACCTTATTCCTGGTGGTTCAGCACTTCTTATTGGTGGTGCATTACAGCAACAGTTTAATAATGATGATAGTTATACTATTGCAGATTGGTCAAACAACTTTTTGGTTGGTGTTCTTGGTATTGATGAAGCATTTTCAACAGTAATTGCACTCCAATTAGGTGCTATTATTAATAGTATTGGTCAGGCTGGTGGTACACCTCCTACTTCATTTGTTTATCATACATTTACTTTGGTTGATAATCAATTGAATTTATATGGTGCAGAATCTAATGTTCCTCAATATCTTGGATTTGAGTTTAGATCAGATGTGAACGCAAGTGTACGAAATTATAAGATACCTAACCCTAACGATGATCCCAATGATCCCGATGATGACTATTTATATCCTTACGCAGCACTCGCTTTTGATGATATTTCAGCAAATAGTGTTGATAATGAAGATGAAAGAAATTTTGTAGTGTATAGTAATGTTGGTAATACGGGAACATTGATTTCACAATCTCCTTTTATTAGTGACAAGACTATTGACAACACATTAGATAACAATGCATCTTTTGTATTTGTTCAAAATGAATTTGAAAATTATATTTCAACTAATTATGATACTCTAGTTCCTGCGACAATCACACCTGTAACATTCTTAGAACGTTATGAAAAAGAGAATGAAGAAGTTAGAACTATTAAAGTTTTGCGACCTGAAGTTATTGTCCAATTTGATACAGCATTTAAGAGAATTCTTTCTGAATCTCAGTCAGAACAAATTGAAGATACTATTAGCCTAGTATCTGGTGATGCTTCATTTACTTCTACAGCGTCTACTACTGCATCATCATCTTCTTCTTCTAGTGGTGGGGGAAGTAGTTATTAATGAGTACCACTGGTAAACATCATCCTTTATATGTTGCTCAAACAAAAGTTATTGTTTCTTCTCCGAGATATGGTCAAAGAGAAATTACAAAGATTGTTGCAGAAGTCAACATGTATGAGAACATTGGACTTCCTTACATAACGGGTCGTTTGGTTATTATTGATTCTGCTAACGCTTCTAACGCTGTTCATTTTCAAGGGCAAGAAAAAGTTCAGATTATAGTATTAGATGCAGATTTACAACCTATTGTAAACAAAGAATTCATTTGTATGGGTATTGACTTTGGGCAAAAGGTCGGTGATGATAAGTCTGCATTTGTTGTAAAGCTTGTTGAAGAGCATGTAATGCTGAGTAATCTTACGAGATTCAGCAAAGTATATGAAGGTACACCTGATGCTATTTGTAATCAAATTTGTTCTGAGCAGTTGGGTGTTGCTGTAAAACCAGAAGGTAGTCCAGCACAATCTGATATGAGAGTGGTATTTCCATTTACAGTATCACCTTTAGAAGCAGCAAATTGGATAGCTGCAAGATGCACGAATGGTTCTGGTATACCGTTTTACTTTTATTCTACTATGGTTGACAATGAACTACAACTAAAAGATATTTCTGTTCTTTTGGGACAAGGTGCATTTAATGATGGTGATCCATACATCTTTGCCACAACTGCCAATAAATCACCGGGTTCACCAGAAGACTATGCTATTCTAAGTAAAAAAATCACAAACTATACAATTAACAATAATGAAGATACATTATTAGCAATGGCTAGAAATGTATATGGTGGTTATTACCAATTTGTTGATACATATGAGTATGGTGGTGAAGAAGTTATTTACGACTTGACAAAACCATTAGGCAGTTTACCTAAACCTAATGGTTCTACACTATATAATTATGACCCTGGATTTAGCACGGGAAGAACTTACCATACTGGTCAAAATACATATACTACACAGATTGCAACTAGAAAACTATTTGATGATAAGTTCTCTTTCTTGGAAGAAGAAACTGTAGACAAGCATTTGTATAAAGCACAATCTAGAGCAATCTATTCATTCATGGATCAGCAACCTATTAATATTACTGTTCCCGGCATTTCTTTTGGATTTGATAAACTTGGTAAACAGATGGATATCTATATTCAGAAAGATATCCCAGCAGAAGAAAAGTCTAATCAAGAAACTGTTAGGGATAAGAAAAGGTCAGGTAAATATCTCATTCAAAAAGTCATGTATACTATTTTCCAAAATAGATTGACTGCAACTGTGACAGCAACTAAAACAAGCACTGACCCAAGATTGGGCAGTGAACAACTGAATCAGAATTAAAGATATGGAACTATACAAGGTATTACAGAAAGAGTTTTATGGAGACGATACCCGATGGTTCTTGGGTATTGTTGAAGATAATAAAAATGACCCTGAAAAACTTGGTAGAGTCAGGGTTAGAGTTTATGGTGCGCACAATCCATATCTTACTGAAGTTCCTACAGAGTTACTACCGTGGGCTTCTGTTCTAGTCCCTGCTACATATGGGGGTGTTTCTGGTGTCGGCAGAAGTCCTACAGGTATTGAACAAGGTTCATGGGTATTCGGTATTTTCTTGGACGGAAAGCATTCTCAAAATCCATTAGTTATTGGAACTATAGGTAAGATAGAACAAGCGCCAGGTGAAGATATTAAACCAGAAGCAAAAATTACACCAGCTGCAATTAGCACGTCTCTTGGTGGTGCTGGAAGCACTGTTAATGCCGTTAATGTTGGTGGCACAATTATCGCAAACTCTTCTCAAGGTCAGACTGTATTTCAGGCAGCTAAACAAGAAGGGTTTTCAACAGTAACAGCGGCAGCAGTAGCAGCTGCGAGTTATGCACCGTAAGGAGTTATCATGGCACTTATTGTACCCGGATTAGGTCAAACTGTAACTACAGTTGGAACAGATGTAACACCAAAACCAGACCCTACAAGAGTGGCAGGTGGGCAAACTGGTGATGATGTAACATTTGGTGTTTTTAAGTTTCGTGGCACAACAAAACAAAAATATTTTGATTATTGTTTTTCTAAAAATTTAGATATAAATGAAATCATAAATCAAACAAACTTTTTATTTAAACGACTCAAAGAGGACGACTCTCTAAGAGGTAATGAATTAAAAGAGGCAGAGACAGTAGAACAGGCTGCACAAATTATTCATGAATATATTCTGAAAGATAATACAGGTCTTCAGAATACCATAGATACTGCATATGATCTTTTAGATAGGAACAGTGTATAATGAGTACCACGTATAACCAAGAAGTTGCACCAACTCAGGATCAAAATTCTAGACAAGTTACTGGATACTTGGGTGATCCTAATCTTGGTGCAGAATTTGATAAATATGTTGCAAACTATCTTCCAAAAGGTTCAACTCACCCATTTGAAACTAAAGCAGAAATTACAGAAAGAATTTTAAATAACCAACTGAATTCAAATGAAGAGTTTGATGATAATCTTGATCCTACTGACTTTCCTAACTATGGTCCACCTGGGACAAAGATTATTGGTAATGAAAAAGTAGAACATGAAAATCAACCCGGTAAAGGTGCGCCAAATCCATTTGATGGTGGATCAAATAAACCACTAACTCCGGGTGGTCTTGCTCCTGGTGTTGCAAGGGCAGAAGTAGGCACTTATGAAGACCCTAATTCTGTGTCAAAAAGGTCTAAACTCACAGAAGAAGATGAAACAAGAGTGGGTGGTTCTCCGGGCATTTATGCTGCTGAACTTTCTGCTATGTTGTGTGACACGACACTGATATATGTAAAAGGCACAAATGTTAGGTATAGTGACACTTCAGGAGGTGGTGATGGTGGAGTAGGGTCGTGCAAGGCTTTAGGTGACCAATTGAACAAAATATCAACTGACCAATTTAAAAAGAATATGTTCATTCCTACAGAAGCATCTAGACCAGATACATTTGGCGATTTACAAAATATTGTTAGAACTGACACTGGTGGTATTGTTAGGTCATCTAGTGGTTCACCTGTTAGAACTACAACAGGCACACAAGAGGATTAAGATATAATGGCTGTAACTACGACAATCAATTTTGCTGATGCTTTTAATCCTTCTCAAAAGGTTTTACAATCAGACTTTTTAGGTAATGATGTAAATCCAATTTTTGATGTTGACAAAGTTGAAGTTGGTGATATAATTGAAACTGCTGAAGAACTAGAATCATACTTGCGTTCTAGCAGAAGAGAATATACTGAAGTTATTGTATATCACACTTCTAGTGATTATAGACAGAACTTTAAAAGAGATGAATTAGTTGATTGGTTCTCTAATCAATATGGGTTAGATGATATCAACTTCCACTTCCTGATTCTCAGAGATGGACGTATTCAGATTAATAAACTGATTAACTCTACCCCTGCACACACAACAGTTACAAACCACTTACAGCACAGTATTAGTGTTGCTTTTGTAGGTGGATTGAATGATGGTGTGCAAGATATTAATTCATGCTCACCTTTACAGTGGAATACATTCCATAAATTTATGAAGTGCTTCTATACTATTCTTCCAGGTGGGCAAGCATTTGGTCATTCTGATATAAATCTTAATGCAACAGACCCTGGCTTTGATGTTGTGAAATATGTTGAGAATTCTTTTGGTAAAAGAAATGTATTGCGAAATGCTGATGCTAGAAGAGTGGGGTCATTAGGTGTAGATGGAGTTATGGCTGCAAGTAGAGCAAGAGGATTCAGATAGATGTCTGATACAGGATTTAAAGACCCGGATGGTGCATTCCCAAGAGAGGAATATATTGGCAAGGCAACTACCAACAAAGCTGCACGGGAAGAGTGGGAACCTAAAATTGTTTTGCCTGATGGCGTTGAAGGTGCTGACTTAATCAAAACCGATTGGCAACCAAAGTATCCTCATAACAAAGTAGAAGAAACTTCCTCTGGACATAGAATTGAACATGACGATACACAAGGTGGTGAACGTCTATCCTATGTTCATAAAGATGGTAGTGGTATTGAAATGTATCCAAAGGCTGATGAACAAGCTACAATGCTTATTAACTCAGTGGGTAAAATGGTGCATTTGGTTGGTGATGATTTTACGATGATTGTAAATGCTAATGGTGACATTACATATAAAGGCAATCTGAATATTAATGTAGAAGGTGACTTTAATGTATCTTGTAACAACTACACTGTTACCACAAAAGGTAAACAAGTAGAAGAGATTGAACAGGAAAAGGTAGAAAACTTTGTAGGTGATAGAATTGTAACTCTACAAGGTAATAAATCAGAAGTTGTTCTTGGTAACTATACTATCGGTGCTATGAATAATACTTACATTTATGCAAAGAACTACTTGAGAATGGCAGCAGAGAAAGATATTGATATTTACTCTGGTAGACATATGACACTTACTGCTAAAGAAAATATGACAAGTTCTGCTTTAGCAAATAGACTAGTTGGTATATGCACATCTATTCTTGGTTCAAAAGGGACAATTGGTGGTGAAAATATGGTCATGTATGGTAAAACATATCATGGTGACCTTATCGGCACAGCACAAAGAGCAAGATACATGACAAGCACAGACCCTGTTGCTGAAGTGACTGCTAAGCCTACAGAAGCAAACTTGACTGAAGGGCAAACTAAAACCTATGATGTTGGTATTCGTAAACCTGTTGTAATTGATGAAAGTATTAAGAATAGTGTTCAAGGTGGGTTTGATACAGGTGGTGCAACTTCTCCTTCTGACCCTGTTGATACTCCAGAGACATTTGAAGATGGTGAAATTCCTGAAGGAAGTACAAAATTAAATGATAAAGGACAAGAAAGATCGGGAGTAGGAGATTTTGATCCAAATGACCCTGCTACCGAGAGATATAACAATCCGGGTGGAATATATCCTTCATCTTGGGAAGACAAATACGGTCGTATTCCAAATAGTGACATAATTGGTGGGGGACACTCTATTGCAGGATTTGCAACACCAGAAGGTGGTGCTGCTGCAATGATGTCTTTGCTGAAAGAAGAGCCGCTCTACAGAAATAAACCTATTCCAGTTGCAATTGATAAATGGGCCGATGGTAATGGGATTCCTGATTACTTAAAAAATTTAGAAGCGCAGGGTATTGATACTAGTAAGAATGTGGCCGACTACACCAAAACAAAAGCAGGAACTATTGCACTGTCCAAGGCAATGGCTTATCATGAAAAGGGTAACAAACATCATAGTCTATCTGATCAAGGATGGTCTAATGCTTATGACTTGGGTGAAAGTAAAGGGTGGAAGTAATGGTAAATGTAAATTTTAATAAACTCACAACTAGACAAGCAAGAGCCTTACTAAGAGACCCTAATAACAGAAATGATGGCACCTTTGTAGGTGCTATTGTTGCAAAAAATATTATTGGAAAAGATTATTTTGTTTCAATTGCCAAAAGAATGAGAACATATTTTGGTAAAGACTCTAAAGTGAAATACTCTAAGAAGTCACTGATTAATTCTGCGACTATCAGAAGATATAAAGAAAATTTGGGTTTGTCTAGAATTTTACCAAGTCCAATTTATGATCCTATAAAACTTGAGAAAATTGACACAGGCACTAAACTCGGTAGTGGTATTCCATTATCTCTATTTGTATCTTCACCGGGAACTAGAGCAACTGTCAATCATTTAAATAATAGTGAACGCAAGCAGATTGCAAAGCAGTTCTATTGTCATGTTCCTCTAATTGAAGGTTTTAGAAATAGTGAAAAGTTTAAGAAACACAGTTTGATTGTAACTGAAGGTTTAGTTAAAAAGCAAAGTGGCGAAACTCTTGTAACTGGAGACATTAGAGATTTACAGACACAAGGTAGGGCAGTTGTATATGAGGTTTTGAATAGTAAAGGTCAGAATGATGCCTATGCTACATTTGAACTTGCAAACTATTGGAAAGACAATCATCTGTTCCAAGGATTGATTTTACACTATGATAGTTTAGACCCTGTAGTTGAAGACCCTATCTCTGGTAGGTTTGATGAAAACGTTATTTTAGAGAAAGATAAAGTTTATCATGCAGAGATTATTGTTGTAATGCCCAAGGTTGATAATAACTATAGAGGAATATATCAGAGAAAAGTTAGAACTGATATTAATTTCAGAACCTTCATTACTGATGGACTTGGGTATTTTCAGTATAAATAAAACATAGAATAATAAGAAAAATGGTACAATGGCAGTTACAAAAGCACTTTCAATAGAAGATGGCAATTTAGAGTCATCCATTGTCACTACGAGAAATCGTAAATATAGTGATTTGGATTTGACTTTTGCTGTAAGAACCACAGGTGATATTTTTAAAAAGACTGATGCTGCTGCTGTTAAACAATCTGTGAAAACAATTTTACAGACAAACTTTGGTGAGAAGCCTTTTCAACCTAACTTTGGTGCAGACCTTCGCTCTAGATTATTTGAAAACTTTACTGATGAAGAAAATGCCTTTTTGATTGAAGATGCTATTACAGATGCACTTAGATTATATGAACCTAGAGTTGAGTTAGTTTCTGTTAATGTTAGAGATAATCCTGATAGAAATTATTTGGGGGTTAGAGTTGAATTCAAAGTTGTAAACACAGAAGAACTTGTAGTGCTAGATACTTCAATATCAAGGATTAGATAAGAATGGCGACCACAATCAATTCATCAGACTTAAACTTTGATGATATTAAAACATCTCTAAAGACATACTTTGCACAGAAGTCTGAATTTGCAGATTATGACTTTGAAGGTTCTGGACTTTCTAATATCCTTGATGTGTTGGCATATAATACACATTTAAATGGCTTGATTGCAAACTTTGCCTTAAATGAGGCATTTCTTCCTACTGCACAACTTAGAACATCTTTGGTAAACCACTCACTGTCTTTTGGATATATCCCAAGATCAAAGACTGCATCTACTGCTCAGTTGACAGTAACAGTTGATTTGGGAGCTGGTTCAGGTAAACCTTCCAGTATCACTATGCCCGCTGGAACACAGTTCACTGCAACTGTTGATGGTACACAATATATATTTAGAACATTAGTAGAGCATACTGCTTATCCAAATCCATTACAACCAAACCTTTATACTTTTGTAGATGCTCTCGGTGATCCTTACATTAGAGTATTTGAAGGTGAATTGGTTGTAAAAACATTTATTGCCGAAATTACAGGTGATAGACAAGTATATGTTGTCCCCGATGAAAACCTAGATTTGTCTACAGTTGGTGTTCAGGTTTATGATAATATCAACTCTGATAACTTTACTTCTTACTTTAGTGCTAACGCTACTTCTGGTGGTAATGCTATTACAAGTGTTACAGCAGACACTGCTCTTTATCTTCCATTAGAAACATATAATGGTTATTGGGAGTTTAACTTTGGTGTCTTGGGTATTACAGGTAAAAACCCTGTAAATGGTGAAGTTATCCGTATTACCTATTTGAGAACAAATGGTCTATCAGCAAATGGTGCTAGTTCATTTAGTCCTGTTTCTACATTGGCTGTATCTGGATTTGGCAACAGAACACTGAATACTATTGTTAGAAAAGGTACTAAGTCAGCATTCGGTGCAGATAAAGAAAGCCTTGAATCTATTCGCACAAATGCTCCACTTTCCTACCTTGCACAGAACAGACTGGTGGCAGCAGGAGACTATAGGGGTGTAATTGCTAACGGTGTACCTGGTATTAAGTCTATTAATGCATGGGGTGGTGAAGACAATATTCCTGCCAAGTATGGCAAGACAATTATCTCTATTGTATATGAAAGTGATGTTAATGCAATTCAAAAAGCAGCTCTACAGACTTTGATTAAAAGCAATCTAACTGATCCACTTTCTATAGTTGGTGTTGAAGCAGAGTTTGTTGAACCTACATTCATATACTTGGATTTGGTGACAAACTTTAGATATAATGAATCCTTGACAAACTTGACTAGAAATGCATTACAGGGTAAAATTCAAAGTACAATCTCTTCCTATTTTGCAGCAAACTCTGGTAAATTTAATGCTACAATTAGAAAGTCTAAACTTGAAGCGCAAGTTGATGTAGCTGATCCTTCTGTTTTAGGTTCAAATATTGATATTAAAATGTCTGCTAGATTTACTCCGGTAGTAAACCCAGACAGTGGTTCTTTCGTAAGAACAGATTATACAATTAATTTCATTAATGCTATTGAAGCTCCTTTGATGTCTGTACCTAGTATTACTAGTGATAGATTTGTTGTGAATGGTGTTTCTTGTACAGTTAGAAATGCTCCTTTACACTCAACTACACTACAAGCAGTTGATAAGCAGGGTAATGTTGTCGTTTCAAATATTGGTAACTATGAACCAAATACAGGTAAAGTCAATCTTGTAGGGTTCTTACCAGAGTCTATTGCGTCTGGAAATTCATACTTAACTATTACTGCTACTGCTGCTGATGATAGTGTATTCAAACCATTAAGAAATACTCTAATCTCAATTGGTACAAATACTGCTGTTGCTACTCCTGACACTAATGAAGCATCAGCTATTGTAGGTGTAACTAACTAACAATGTCTAATATTAAAACTCTCTCTGACTTAAATAGATTAAATGTTGACTTGAAAGAATCTCAGGTTGATACAATTGTCCCTGAACATTTTAAAGAACAATATCCTAAGTTAGTAGAGTTTCTGAAAGCATACTATGAGTATATTGACGGTGAAGATGGTATTGCTCATGACTTAAAAAATATCTTTACTGCAAGAGACCCAGAGTCTACTTCTGAAGAATTTTTGAGTTTACTGTTTCAGGAAAAGTCTCCAAGTTTTGGTGTGAACAAATTCCCATCTCCTAGATTTGCACTTAAACAGTTACCAAGTCTTTATAAGATTAAAGGCACAAACGTTTCTATTGATTCATATTTTAGATATTTCTTCCAACAAGACGTTGAAAAATTATTACCTAGAAATGATATGTTTATTGTTGGTCAGAGTAGAATTGGTGCTGAATCACTAAAGTTCATTCAAGATTCATATTTCTATCAAATCTTTTCTATTCTTATCAAAAGTTCTATTCCGGCAACAGAATGGTTTGATTATTATAAGACATATCTACACCCAGCTGGTTATGCTATCTTTACTGAAACAGCCTTTGAACCAGTTGTAAATATGTTCGGAAGTCCACTTACTGAAATTATTACAGACTCTGATATTGCTGCTTCTGCTGCATCTATTATTGTTTCTGATGGTGAAACTGAATTTACAAGTCTTACTTCTGTCACTGCAATTGATAGTGATGCACAGAGAAGATTTGCTGTTAGTCGTGGATTTGACATTTACCAGACTGATGCAGAAGATTCTGATATTCTCAACAATGCAACATACAATGGTCAGTATATCTCTATTGCAGACATTCTTGATCCTAACTCTAGAAGATTTAGTGACAGTGATAATTCTGCTGAAATTGCATACAACATGTCTGACTCTTCTGGTATTACAATGGATGAAGACAGTGGCACATTTGATACTATCGGATTTATTCCGGGCATTAGATTCTCTAGCACAACCGAAACAATGGATGAAGGCGTCTTCCCATTCTACAATGATTCTGGTTTAGATTCAGCAATTGGTCCATATGTTTGATATAAATAAATTTACGGGTTTTCATAGGAAATAAAAAATGGCAAGCACACTAGATGTATTAGACTCAGATAACGTTCTTAATAGAGGCACGGTTGCTAACGACAATACCGGTGACACTCTAAGAAGTGCTGGTCTTAAAATTAACAATCAGTTTGAGAATGTTGATAGTGCTATGTTCAATACATCATGGGCAGTATGGCCTGCTGGTGTAAAAGAAAACAATTCTGTTCTGCGTTATAATGGTTCCAAGTTTGTAGGAACAAACAACGTCAAGATTGACTCTGATGGTAATACTACAATTTCAGGGACATTAGATGTAACTGGTGCTGCAACATTTTCTGATAGTGCAAGAGTTACAGGATTATTAAATGTAACTGGCACTGCAACTTTTGGTGATAGTGCATCATTCGCTGGTAGTGTAAACTTAGCTGATAATGCTGTTCTTAATATTGGTGATGGTAATGACCTTCAAATTTACCACGATGGGTCAAATACTTATATTAAAGATGCTGGAACTGGAAATCTAGTTTTATTGTCTAATAACTATAGTCTTAAAAATGCTGCTAATAACGAACAAATTATTTCTGCTGTAGAAGACGGTGCTGTAGAACTTTACTATAATAACACTAAAAGAATTGAAACTACAAATGTTGGTGGAACAGTCACGGGGGCGTTATTAGTTTCCGACTCTGCTACAATTAATAGTAACTTGACTGTAGATGGTAATATTGTATTAAGTGATTCTGATGATATTACTATGCCAGACCGTTCAATGATTAAACTTGGCACAGACAGTGACTTTGCTATTCATTTTGATTCTAATAATCATGCAGTTATTGAAACTACAAAAGTAAACACTCCACTAGTCTTCAAGCATAATAATGTTGAAGTGATGAGGCTTACAGATGGTGAAGTAAATATAACAGGCAATCTTACAGTAAATGAAATTGACTTTGGTGTTAGTAATTATGAAAGAGTGTTAGTGGCATATGGTTCAACTCCTTATGATGTTAGTTTAATTGACAATACTAGTTACTTAGCAAATCCTGCATTTCTTTTAGATGATACTTGGGATAGTGTTCCTGTAAATACTGGTGTTTTCAATTGTACAAAAAATGTAACACAGATAAGAGATATAATTGATGGATTTGTTGACTCCGACAGATCAAGTAGATATGAATATGCTGTAATCTTATACGGTTGCTTCGATGGCTCAAGCACTGCTTATGGTGACGCTTACATTTTTGGTGAAATCGCTCAGGCTCAAGATTATTCAAACGGCTTGATTAATGGCACCGGTTTTTATTTTCAAAACGGAGGCGTCAGGGAATACTCTTTTTTGAGAGATGCTATACGGCCTAGTGAAATGTTAGGAGATAGTAATTTAGGGTTTACTACCCGTTCAAGTGGTAGATATCCGCAAGGTGGTGTTCTCCAAACGGATGTGCCAATTTCCAATGGTGATGCTATCAATTTTGCTGTAGAAATTTTTGAAAGAAAACTAAGGGTAATTAGTCTGGACGAAATAGATGGGACTGGTTTGAGTCAAATTGTATGATAAATATAACTAAACAATTCAATGTGTAAGTAGGTAAAATGGCAAAACAAACTTTAGATATTGGAACAAATGCCAATGATGGCACTGGTGACACACTGAGGTCTGGTGGAGAGAAGATCAACGATAACTTTAATGAGTTATATTCTACTCTTGGGGGCAACAGTATTGTGACTAATGGTATTAATGCTTCCTATGCCACTCAAGAAATGAACGGAGATGGCACTGTAAACGATTCTGATACTTTAATTTTGTTTAATATTGCTGATCCAGGAACAATTGCTGCAACTCTTAGTGATGGCACATCAATTGGACAATATAAGATCTTTTTGAATAAGAATGATGGTGTAGCAACAGTCACTCCAACAAACTTTGCAAATGGCACAAACTTCGCACTAAGTCAATATGGTTCTGCCCAAGCAATCTGGGAAGGTTCAAATTGGTATTTAATCGGGCATAAAGATTCGGCCGATACCGACGTAGTAATTACATAAGAAGAGATAAGAAATGGTAGCAACAGTAACTACAGACACTAAGCAATTAGTAGTAGAAAAATTAATCGAGGACTTACAAGCAGACTCTAATAACTACTATTTGGGTATTGGTAAGTCTGATGCATGGAATGAAACAGATACTGCTCCAACATCCATTACCGATATTGAAACAACAAAGAGAGACTTTAGAGATAATCTACAGTCTATTCAAAAAATTGCTTCTGTAAGTTTCGTTGCTAAGAGATACAATTGGTCATCTGGCACAATCTATCAGCCTTATAGAGATAATCAAACTTCTGCACAGAATGGCCAGTATTATGTAATTACTGAATCTAACCGTGTTTATATCTGTCTCAGACAAGGTAAGAACGCTCTGACTGGTGATACAAATACTTCTACTGTAAACCCGGATACTACAGGAACAACTACCTCACCTGTAAAAACTTCTGATGGATATGTTTGGAAGTTCTTGTTTACACAATCTGCTACAAGACTGAGTGCATTTGCTACCTCAAACTTTATTCCTGTTGAAAAGGTTACAGAAACATCTGGACTGAGTAACATTAGACAATCCCAGAAGGATGTCCAAGATGCAGCAGCTGCTGGACAGATTGTTGGATACCGTGTAACTAGTAATGGTACTGGTTATACTTCTGCACCAACTATCACAGTAAATGGTAATGGTAGTAATGCAAGAGCAGTTGCTACAGTTGTAGGTGGGTCTGTTGTCGCAGTTAATGTTGATGATTCTGCCGGAGGTTTCCCATTTGGTGCTGGATACGATCATGCATCTGTTACCTCAAGCGGTGGTGGTGGTGGATCTGGTCTTGTAGTAAAACCTATCATCTCTAAAGGTGGTATTGGTGCTGATCCTAGAGATGATTTAAAATCAACTTCTATTATGTTTAACTCTAAACTTGTAGGTGAAGCTGGGTCTGGCGATTTCTTAGTTGGCACAGGTGCAGACTTTAGACAAGTTGGTATTCTGAAAAATCCAAAAATTCCTACAAGTAGATCCTCTGCTGATTCTGATTTTACAGCAACTACAGGAAGTGCATTAAGAATTCTTACAGTTGGTAGTGGCACTACTCTTAATGCTATTGCAGTAGATAATGTAATTTCTCAAGGTGGCACTGAACCAAAAGCAAGAGCATATGTAGATAAAAATACTGCAATAGTTGCAGGTACATCTGCTACAATCTTATATCACCAAAATGAGAATACAGGATTTGTGCCGTTTACTGTCGGAGTGGAGGATTTACTAGACTCAGCAGTCCCTGATAATAAGGGAACAATTGTTTCAGATTCGGATGCTGAAGTCGATCCATTCTCTGGAGACTTATTATATGTAGAGAGTAGAGCTGCTGTTGAAAGAACTACAGCAGGAACAGAAGACATTAAAATTACCATTCAGTTTTAATAAAGGTTAGATAGAAATGGCAGTAACAAAAAATGAAAATACTTTTTCGTCCACCTATAAGGACGATTTTAGTGAAGGTGATAATTATCAGCGAATTCTATTTAACTCTGGTAGAGCGCTTCAGGCAAGAGAACTCACCCAAATGCAGACCATCATTCAAAAGCAGATGGAACGCTTTGGTAGAAATATCTTCAGAGAAGGCTCTGTTGTAATTCCAGGTGGATTAGTCACTGACAATGAAATTCAATATGTAAGACTTCTAGGTACTCCAACACTTTATGTTGGTGATATTCTTACTGAATCTGGAACAGGAATTAAAGCAAGAGTAATTGACTTTATTGCACAAGATGGTTCTGATCCTGCAACTGTTTATGTTGACTATATTGATAGAGGTACAACGGGTGGTGGTTCTACACCAATTGTTTTCTCTGCAAGTGGCACACTAACAAATGGTCAAGAAGGCGGTGATGGGTCCGGCACAGGAACAGTAACTGTTAATCCTGTCACTGACCCTGTTTCTGTCACGGGCAAGGGATTTAAAATCGCTGTTAATGATGGTGCATATTTTATCCGTGGTCTTTTTGTACAGACACAGGCACAAAGCAAAATCATTTCAAAATATTCAAATACTCCTACCACTAATGTTGGATTTTTAATCACAGAAGATATTGTCACTGTAGACGATACCAATGCACTTTATGACAATCAAAACGTTCTACCTAACGAAACTGCACCTGGCGCTGACAGATATAGAATTACTCTCACACTAGCTGCTCAAAGTGAATCTATTATTGATTCTGATACAAACTTTATTATTACTAATAGATTGATTAATGGTGTTGTTCAAAGAGAAATTGATGAAAATACCTATAGTGTGATTGGTAAAGAATTAGCAACTCGCACCTTTGAAGAGTCTGGAAACTATACTGTAAAAAGTTTTGTTCCCAAGTTTAAAGCAAAAGATGCAGATGAATTTACATTAGATATTTCTCCTGGCACTGCATATATAAATGGTTATAGAGTTTCTAGACCACAAAATACTCTCATTGATGTTAATAGATCAAAGACTACTACTGTCCCATTAGAAAATGAAAATATTGTTGCTAACTATGGGCATTATATTATATCAAATGACATTAAAGGTCTACCAAATGTTAGTTCACTTGAACGGTGGAATCTTTATAGTGATTCTGGAGAAGCTATCCATGACTCTAAGATTTTAGGAACAGCTAGAATTAGAAATGTTTTAGAAGATGGTGCTAACTATAGATACCATATTTTTGATGTTCAAATGACTGGTTCCAATAACTTCAGAAATACAGTTAGTATTGGGTTAGACTCCGATAACTATGCTAATCTAGTATTAGAAAACAATAATGCTGTAATCAAAGAGGCAAATAACAATAACGTATTTTTTGCATTACCTAGAATTAGACCTGTAAAGGATACTGGTGTAGAGGTAAATGCTCTCACTGTGCAAAGAAGTTTTACAAAAGTTGCTACCGGAACTAGTTTAACCCTTAATAGTTCAGACCTAAACAGTAGTATTGGTGCGAATGTTACAGGTTGGATTATCACTGATGAAAGTGATGGTGCTATTGTAGACACAACTCCAACATTAGGGGGAACTCCAACTGGTTCAGAAGTTACATATACCAATCTACCGACATCTGGTGGTACATATCAAATTTTGGGATATGTCTCAGTAAGTTTGACAGGTTCAGGACAAAGAGATAAAACTTTATCTGCTCAACTTACTCAAACTTTTAACAATACTAGTGATGTTGAAAGTGATGGTTCTGGACTTAGGTTCTTTACCTTACAGGACTATGACATTTTCAGTTTTGACTCTATTGGTGATGCATCTGGTAATAGCATTTCTAGTAGATTTATTACAGATAATGGTCAAAGAGACAACTTCTATGATAGAGGTAGGGTAATTCTTAGAAGTGGGCAGTCTATTCCAACTTCTACAAAGGTCTACTATAAGCATTTTAATCATACAGGAACAGGTAACTTCTTTTCTGTGAACTCATACCCAAGTGCCGTTGAGTATGAAGATATTCCAACTTATAGATTGCGCAATGGTGCAGAAGTTGAACTAAGAAATGTTCTTGACTTTAGAAGCAAAAAACATACTGATGGTACTTTTAGTGGTGGTGAGGCTTATGTTCATGAACTCCCATCTAATACTGATATTATCTCAGCAGATATTAGTTATTACCAGTCTAGAAAAGATGTTTTGGTTGCAACATCTGAGGGTGCATTAAACTACATTGAAGGTACTCCATCAATAAGTCCAAAGAAACCTGATGTTCCATCTAATGCAATGGAGTTGGCAAACTTCACCTTGAACCCATACACTGATGATGTATCAGATTTAAATGCTACAATTGTTAATAATCGCAGATATACTATGCGGGATATTGGTGGTATTGTTGATAGAATTAATAATTTAGAAGAAGTTGTTTCACTTAACCTGTTAGAACTTGAAACATCTACACTTGAAGTATTAGATGCAAATGGTAATAACAGATTTAAGAATGGTTTCTTTGCTGATAACTTCAAAGACTTTGTATTCTCTGATATTTTCTCTGAGCAATATTCTGCTGGATTGGACCTTGATGAGAATGTTATTATGCCACTTGGCGCACAAAATAACGTGCGTCTTAGATATGATAGTTCTAACACTGGCACTAGCAATACTATCCAAAAAGGTGATTTGCTTTTCCTGAATTATTCAGAAGTAAATGAAATTGACCAAAATGTAGCTACTGAAACTGAAAACGTAAACCCATTTGATGTTATCCTTTATAATGGAACTTTGACACTTTCTCCACAAAGAGATGAGTGGAGAGAATTGACAGTTGTAGGTTCTCAGGCAGCAAATAGAGCATCGTTCCGTAATGATGAGGCGGCAAGAAGACGGTTAATTGAAAGTCTTATCAGACCTAGTGAATTTATCACTGCGGCTGACTTGGGTGCTGAAAACCTTACTATTGGTGTTGGTGACGTTATTGATGACTTTAACTTTACCACTTCAAGTAGAAGTAGAACTCAAGTGGAAGGTAGTAGTAGGATTCTTGAATTTGGCAATTTAAGAAGGGATGGGCGAACTCTTCGGGGCTTTGATGTGGCGGTTACTAGAACAGTTAGAGGTATTTTTGGATCAATTGTTGTTGATCTCTCACTTCTCCCATTTATTCGTTCTAGAAAGGTATTCTTTAGAGCAGAAGGACTTGCTCCAAAAAGAGAACACTTCTTATACTTTGATAGAACACCAATTAAAGACTTTGTAAGAACTGAAGACTTCTTTAGATTCTCTGATAGTGCTGTTCTAAATGACTTTACTGATGGTCAATATCTTGAAGCAACTGAGCATCCTCAAGGAAAGTCACTCCAACTTGTAACTAGTAATACAGGTGTTATTGAAGGGTCATTCTTTATTCCAAATAATGACGCATTGAAATTTGATGTAGGTGACAGAAGAGTTGCGATCATGGATATTGATCAGACAGCTGCAAATTACAATGAAACTGGTTCCAATTCTTCAGCAGTTGCAAACTATTCTGCTCTTGGTATTGATGCTTCTGTTATTAATTTGACATTTTCTTCAACAACTACTACTACAAGAACGATAACTACAACGGTGGAACCAATTGCACAGTCTTTCCAAATTCAAAATGCTGATGGTGGATTTATTACAAGTATTGAAGTATTCTTTGCGACTACTCCAAATTCAATAAATGCACTTGGAGAAGATGATCCAGAAGATAATACTCCTATCAGACTTGAAATTAGACCTGTACAAAGTGGTGTACCTTCCCAAGATACCATAGTTCCTGGTGCCGTTAAAACTTTGACACCTCAAGAGATTGAGGATCAAGGAGGTATACAACCTTTCACTAGTACAGCTACTATTGAACAAGTTCGTGCCAAGCCCACTAAATTCGAATTTGATGCTCCTGTTTACTTACAGGGCAACACTGAATATGCCCTTGTTTTGATTGCTAATACACAAAACTATAATGTTTATGTTTCTAAAATTGATGAATATATTATCAATGACACTTCACAGAGAGTCAGAAAGCAACCTTCTCTTGGTTCGTTCTTTATGTCTCAGAATTCTATTACATGGACACCAGATCAGTTTAGAGATATGATGTTCAGAGTTAATAGAGCAGACTTTACCTCAAGTGGTACAGCTGTATTTGAGAATAGAGCAGTTCCAACTATTAATCCAGGAATCAATCCGATTTCCACAACTAGTGGCGACAGTGATATTGTTATTCTGCTACCAAACTCTGGTTTTGTGAAGAATGATAAAGTTCTAATCTCTGGACTGGACTCTGCTACAAGATATGGTGGTATCTTAGGTAGTACAATCATGGGTGAACAAACTGTTAAGAAAGTAGATGGTAAGTCATTCCAAATCACTGTAGATTCTGCTGCAACAGAAACTTCTTTGGTAGGAGGGGCTTCTGTAGAAACAGAAAGAAACGTTCTGATGGATGAAATGCTTCTGAACTTAAACTCTTTCTTACCTGCTGATACTACTACTCTTAGCACTTCAGCTGAACTCATTGGTCATGTATCATTGGTTACTGCCAATAATGTTACCAATAATGCATACACAGAACTCAGTTCAACTAATGTCACACCATATGAGTTGACTAGATTTGAATCACCAAGAGTTATTGCATCTTCTAGAATTGAAGACATTGAAGCGTTTACTGGAGGTAGAAAGTCTGCTAAATTTACATCTACACTTACCAGTAGTGATAACTATATTTCTCCTGTAATTGATTTGCAAACACTATCTGTTTCTACTGTCAATAACTTGATTGATAATCAGACTGCTGATTCTGCTACTGCTGCTGAACCTAATGTTACATTTAACAATCCTATTGATTTTGTAGCAGACAGTGCAGCAAACTCTGGTTCTTCCTTGTCTAAGCATATCACTATTCCTATCAATCTAGCCGAACCTGCTGTTGGATTGAAAGTCCTGCTTGGAGCAAATAGACCTACAAATTCGTTTATTGATCTTTACTACAGAACATTACCAGCAGGTTCTGATACGGATATTGAGACTGTTAAGTTTATTCTTGCAACAGAAGATACCAGTATTCAGACCGATGATAATAGAAGTATCTTTAGGCAATATGAATACACTATTGGTGGTACAGAAGGGACATTGACACCATTCTCTACTTTCCAATTGAAGATTGTATT